AATTGGGAGCCGGTAGCTATGTGGGGGAAAGGGTCGCGTGCTGGGGTGGATTGGATAACGGCGCCCATTAAGCCCGATAGGGCGGTGGAGGGGCACCCTTGTCCGAAGCCGTTGTTGTGGGCTACGAAACTGCTGGGGTTGTTTCCGGCGGCCGAGTCTGTTCTTGACCCGTTTGTAGGTTCGGGGACGGTGTTGGTTGCGGCGCGCGAGTTAGGGATGAAGGCGGTTGGGATAGATATCAACGAGGATTACTGCAATATTGCGGTGAACCGTTTGGGGCAGTTAACGTTCGAGGTGAATTGATGCGGTGGCTGTCAATATTGGGGTTGTTGCTGATTGTGGTGGGTGTCGCCTGGATTTGGTTACCGTTGGGGGTTTTAGCTGCGGGGTGTGTGTTGTTGTTGGTTGATTGGGTGAACGACGACACTGATAAAGTCTAGGTGGGGGGCGGGGTATGTGGGGTTCCTATCAGCGCACTCGTTCACCCGCATGCCTCGCTCCCCTCTAGCGTTTCTGCGGGTTTGTGTGTTATTGTCGCTGGGTAGCGGATCTGCCACTAGTTTTGTGAGGTTTCCTTATGGCGACATCTACCCACCCGGAGCTGTCTGAGGTTCATTTGGTTGTGAAGTATACGGGGGCGCAAACCGCGACGGAGGTTGTTGCTGCTCCCGGTGCCGGGTATGCGATCGATATCGCCTCGGTTTACTGGTCCTCGAGCTCTGATTCTGAGAACACGTTGCACGACGAGGACGATAACCTGATTTTTGGTCAGTTTGTGCCGGCGAATGGTGGCCGTGAACATTCACCGGGTAGGGGTGCGGTGCGGGTGGCTGAGAATAAGGCGGTGGAGATTACTACTACTGCGGGGAACACGTATTTGGAGTTGTATTACGTTGTTCGGACCGTTTAGGGGAGGGGTCGGCTGATGGCGACTCTTGGTATCCGCCGGGATGCGTGGCAGAGTTTATCTGATCGTGACCAAACGATTCTGCGGTTTATTGGGGATGTATTGGCGTTGGGCGTGCCAGCTCGTTTTGAAACTCCGCAGGGTGTCGAGTGGTTTGTGTTTGATGATTTCCGGTTTAAGCCGGTGGCGATGGCGTATTTTGGGTGTGTCGCCGCCAATCTTGGGGAGATCCCTGCCGGTTACGAGTTGCCTTTGGATGATGACGGGAATTTGGATAAGAGGGAGCTGCGGGATCAGATTAAAGCGTGGTGTGAGAATCCGGCCCGGACGAATCCGCTAGTGCTCCCTCGAGATGTCGAGTTTAGCGAGGGTGGGAATAGGTGGCAGGAGTTGTTGGATGCTCAGGGTACGCCTGCGGCGATGCAGATGGCCGACTCGGTGCCGTCTAGTTGGCAGCCTGTTGGTGAGGAGATTCCGGTATGAGTGTTTTGGATCGTGCAGAGTTGTTGTTGCAGGCCAGGAACTATTCCGGGTCGGGGGATTGGTTAGACGAGTCGGGGAATGGGCATGATGCCCAGTTTGGGTCTGCGGCGGGTGCTGATACGAACGATCCGCTGTTTTTACCGTTGAACGGTGACAAGTATTTGTGGCTCCCCGGCGTGGCGGGAAATAATTTGACGATTCCGGGGCTGTCTGTTTCGACCGCTTACGATTACACCGTCACCTATGAAGACGACACTACCGCAACGGGTGAAGAAACTACGGACGGTTCAGGAAACCTGGTTTTGGGTAACACCCAGTCAAACTTTGACGCCAAATCCGTAAAGTTCATTGACGTTGTTCCCGACGGCGGCGGAGCTACCGTCGCCTACCTCGACCTGACCGGATTAACGGAGGCGGAGGTTGTGGCGGGAGAGTTTGTGGAGGACGAGGGCGCCACGGTCACGTTAAACGGCGACGGATGGGCATATGTCGATCGGCCCATGTTCCACCTCACCACAGACGACTACTTTGAGGTGCCGGACCATGCCGACCTGGACATAGACATAAACGGCGATTACACCCTGATCGTTGTCGCAAGAGCTGTCTCCCCACCTGCCTCCGACCAAATCCTAGCCTCTAAAGTCTCGAACTTTCCTACAGGGTACGGCTATTCCCTATACATAGATAACCCGAGCAGTAGGGTACGGGCGAGTCTCGCTACGGCCGCAGACGGGTTTGGCGTAGATTCCACTGTTGCCACATACGCGAATAGAACGACGTTTGTGGCGTCGGCTACTTACGACGGATCAGAAGACGACCTTTTAGCGTTGATTGATGGCGACGATGCTGGGGAGAGCCCAACTTCTAACGCCCTGACAGAATCGCCAGCCAATGCGGGTAAGTTTGTGATTGGGGCTACAAACATCGGTGGCGGATCGTTGTATGCGTTTGACGGCCAGATCGCTGCGGTTGCGTTGTGGCGTGAAGCCCTCACCGACAACGAAATCACCCAAGCCGGAACCGTTCTACTCGGCGAAACCCCCAAAATGATGCTAATGGGAGTCGGATAATGGCCAAAACATCGTTAATCAGCCAACTCCTAAACCGGGCACCCGTCCCACACACCCACCGCAGCGTTTTCGGCCAAACCTCCGCCGGTGACGTCCCTGTAGAGAACATCGCGCAAATGCAAAACGTGTCAACCGTGTTCGCCATAATCGACGGTATCGCCTCCGAGGTTGCGGCGTCCCAGTGGAAACTCTGGCGCGGTGACACAGTAGACGACCCGGAACGGGTAGAAGTCAAAACACATGCGGCGTTGTCGGTGTGGCGCCGCCCCAACCCGTTCTACACACTCGCCGAATTCTTGGAGGCGTCACAGCAGCATTACGAACTTACCGGGGAGTATTGGTGGGTGTTGGCGTCTGTATCTGAGCTGAACGGGCGGAAAGTTTCGGCGCCGTGGCCGTTGGAGCTGTGGCCGATCCGGCCCGACCGGATCAAACCGGTTCCGCACCCCACCAAATTCATCTCCGGGTTTGTACACACCCTAGGTCGGGAGGAAACGCCGCTCACCCTCGAGCAGGTGATCTTCAACAAACGTCAAAACCCGATGAACCCCTACCGCGGCCTCTCCCCGTTGGGTTCTTTGGTGTATGACCTCGCCGGTGACACCGCCGCCGCGCAATACAACGCCGTGTTTTTCAAGAATGGGGCGATGCCGGGCGGTATCATCGAAGCGCAAACACCGCTGTCAGATGACGATTTTGATCAGTTGATGCAGCGGTGGCGGGAACAGCACCGCGGCGCTTCGAATGCGCATCGTGTCGGCTATTTGGAGAACGCCACATTCACGCCGGCGTCGTATAGCCGCCGCGATATGGAGTTTGTGGATCTGCGGAACTTCTCGAAAGACACCATTAGGGAGGCATGGAGATTCCCCAAGTCGATGTTGGGTTCCGAGGCGGCTAGCAATCGGGCCACCCACGAAGCTGAGAAACAGGTGTTTGCAGACAACATTATCAAGCCCCGTCTGCGCCGTATCCGTGACTCGCTCAACACCGACTTTCTCCCCAAGTTCCCCGGTGTCGGCAAAGCCTCCACAAGACGTTTGTGGTTCGATTTTGAGGACCCGTCACCGGACGACCGCGAGTCGCAGCGGAAAGACGTCGCAGTAAACACCCGCGCCGTCGATCTTTACATTAAATGGGGTGCCGACAAGGAAGAAGCGCTCGAGGCGTTCGGGTTGCCGGTGGTTGAGTTTAAGGAACCTGAACCGCCACCGCCCGCCCTGATAGGCAACGACAATGATCCCGAAGAGGAGGAGCAGGTAGAAACTGAGCCAGGAGTCGAGCAATGATTACCAACGGCGCCGCTATGCGGCAAATCCAAGCGACCACCCGCGACTGGTACCGCATCACCAACCGGGCAGACACGGCGCCGGAAGTGTTCATCTACGGGGAGATCGGGTGGGATGGTATCACCGCGGATGATTTGGTGCGTGACCTGGCCGCTATTGATGCGGACGAGATCACGGTGCGGATCAACAGCCCGGGCGGGTCGGTGTTTGGAGGTATCGCCATCTACAACGCCCTACGCACCCACCCCGCCACAGTGAACGTCCTCGTCGACTCGATGGCCGCCTCGATCGCGTCGGTGATTGCCCAGGCCGGCGACACGCGACGTATGGTGCAGCACTCCCAAATGATGATCCACGAAGCAAACGGGATCGCTATCGGGTCCGGTAAAGAAATCCGCGAGTACGCGGAGCTCCTTGACAAACAATCTGATCTGATCGCTAGCATATTTGCTGAGCGTTCCGGTAAACCGGAGGCGATTTTTCGGGCGTTGATGGCCAACGAAACGTTTTTCTCCGCAGAGGAGGCCGTGGAGACGGGTTTAGCCGACGAAGTCATGATTCCTGCACGCCGCGACCCCGAAAACCTGATGGTGACAGACTCAACAACTACTGATAGTGTTGAAAACGAGATTTTGGAACACGAAGAAGCCGAACCAATTATAGAAGAAGAACCACCACCGCCTAAACCCCCAACAGATTTCTCCGACCTCTTCAAATAGGGGCCGGATACCTCAAAGGAGAATCCATGGCATTTGCTATTCCTGATTCCCCCGAAGGCCTCCAGGAGCTCCTCGCAGACGATGCGAAGCGTACCGAGGTTTTCGCAGACCCGGAATCAACAAAAGAGTTTCTAAACAAGTATTCCGCCGCGGTTGACAAGTCCGGCGACATCGCCGCGCAGGTGTCCGAGTCGGTGCAGGCCACGATCACCGATATGCTTAAGGAGCAGGAAGTTCGTGACCGTCCCGACCATGCACAGATCGAAGCTGAAATAGCGGCATCGTTCGCTAAGCCCGGCTCGGGTGCGCAGCGTAACGCCGCATACAACAAGAACGCCCCCGGCGCCCCACTGGACGGTGTGGTTAATTCGCTGGGTGAAATGGCTCGGCTGATTAACCCGAAGATCGGCAAATCTGACGCCCAGAAAAACCAGTACGCCAAGCTGGAAGAGGTACGGAACGCGTATTCGAGTGCCGATCCGGCGTCGGCTGGGTTCCTGATTCCCGAAGCGCAACGCGCCGAGATCCTGCAGTTGGCATTGGAGCAGTCGGTAGTCCGCTCCCGTGCCACCGTTATCACGATGAACAGCCTCACGCAGAAGATCCCGTTTGTGGACTCCACGTCGCACGCCTCCAGCGTATATGGCGGTATGGTGTTCTACTGGACCGAAGAATCCGCAGCGATCACCGCGACTGAAGCGAAATTCGGTCGGGTCGAGCTGTCAGCGAAGAAGCTGACTGGTGGCGCCCGAATCCCTAATGAGCTGTGGAATGACGCTGCTGCGTTGGGGTCGTGGATGATGCAAGCCATTCCCGCCGGTATCGCCTACTTCGAGGACGATTCGTTCTTCGGTGGTAACGGTGTCGGACAGCCGCTCGGGTTCAACACATCCGATAACCCGGCAGTTGTCGCAGTGACCCGTAACACGGCGTCGACAATCAAGTCTGAGGACATTTTCGCTATGTATGCGAGGATGCTGCCCCAGTCGCTGAATCGTGCCGCGTGGATCGCTAACCCGGAGACAGTGCCGTCACTGCTCGGCCTCCAAACCCGCATTCTGAATGCTGCCGCGAATGATTACGTCGGTGGTTCGGATGCTGGTTTGATTCAGGGCGGTTCGGTTGCTGGTGCACCGGCGATGACGATCCTGGGTCGGCCGTTGATTGTGACTGAGAAGGCTGAAGCGTTGAACACCGCCTGCGACTTCGCATTTGTCGACCTGTCCCATTATCTGGTAGGTGACCGTCAAGCCATTTCGCTGGACTCCTCGGAGCATTCCAGGTTTATGAATGACGAGACCGAGCTGCGGATTATTGAACGTGTCGACGGGCGCCCATGGCTACAGTCAGCCATCACGCCACGGAACGGCACCGCCACACTGTCCGCATTTGTCCAAGTTGCCGCAGGCTAATCCCTCCGGTTAACCCGAAGGGGTGGCCCGCAATAAAACCCGGGCCACCCCGCCACTAGGGTCGTAGGCATTGAAACCCCTACGACCGGAAGAGAGAAAACAATATGGCTGCTGTAGGAGGGCTCGGACGTTCGTTCGATGTCCTACACCAAATCACACCGGTCGACCTAGCCGACGGTGCGAACTCTGGCGCCCGTATCAACATGAAAAACTATGAAGGCGTCGCCTTCGTGGGATATCTGGCAACGGGTACGGCTGGGGAGAACCCGACTTTTGATGTGAAAGAGCACACGGCGAAGACTGGCGGTACTTCCGCTGATCTCGACGTGATCGCTACCTACTATCAGAAGGAAGAGGCTACCCTGGATGGTGACGAGGCGTGGACCAAGGTTACGCAGACCGCCGCATCTGAAGTCACCGACGCGGACTGGGACGACGCCAACGAGGTGCTCGTCGTGTTCGAGGTAGAAGCTGACCAGCTTTCGGACGGTTACACGCATGTATCTGTCGACGTTGCTGATCCTGGCACCGCCCATATCGGGTGCGTGTTGGCGATTGGTTACGGTTTGCAGGTGCAGCGCACACCGGGAAATCTGGCGCAACCTAACGCCTAACCCGCTATCGTGTGGGTAGGGCTGGCGTCCCTGTCACCGCCACCCGGAGAAAGACGGTCCCCCTCCGTTCCTCCTCCGCTCCGGGTGGCGGGCCAGCCCGACTATCGGAAAAGCGGTAATGATGACGGAAAAACGCGACTGGGGCGGGTGGGTTGAAGCCACCAGCCCGCCGGACCCGATAGAACGAGTAGCCTGTCCCCTGTGCGGCACCCCACTCGACATTAAAGACGGGGTGTTGCATTGCCCGTTCGACGGGTGGGAAGGGAAAGAAGGGGACACCGCGTAACTATTCACACCGCCGCCCGTGTCTGATACTGTGCAGGGCGGCGGCTCCGAGAAAGCAAGGAGACACATATGGCCGGCCCCGCGTATGTTACGAGGGAAACAATTCTTGACGTGGGAGGTTACGGGTCGGTTATTGCTGACCGTATCGATCGGGCCATCTTTACCGCGAGTCGCCGCATCGAGGACACGCTAAATCGCCGGTTTTATCCACTGTCGGCGGCGGTCACCTATCACGAACCCTACGAACCGTCGCATCATGTGGGGGACGAGGCGTTCTGGTTGAAAGACGATTTACAGTCCGCCTCGAGCGTGACGGTGGACGGCACCGCCGATACTGATTATGTGCTACTCCCGAAAGACGGGCCACCGTATAACCGGATCGTGGTCGGGTCGTTCCGCCAAGTCGACACCATCATCACCGGCGTTTGGGGTTACGGATACACCACCGCGACGGCTGGTGCTTTAGATGCTGAGATTGCTACAACCACCGCGGCGACGTGTGACGTAACTGGGGCGTGCTCCGCGACGGTAGGGGTCGGTGACCTGATCGCAATAGAAGACGAGCGGCTAATCGTGACGGGCCGCACCGCGATAGACACCGCCGCGAACCTGAACGGGGCGTTGACGGCGCAAGCTAACGACCAGACCGTTACCCTGTCGGACGGCACCGGGTTTGTTGCGGGTGAGGAACTCCTGATCGAGTCTGAGCGTCTAAAGGTGCTCGACGTCGCCGGAAACGATTTGACGGTGGAGCGGGGCTACCGCGGCACCACCCTGGCGGCACATGACACCGCGAAAGATGTTTACGGGTACCGGCGACTGT